CATGGAAAACAACAGCAAAGCCAAAGCCGAAGGCATGATGAACGAGGAACAGATGGAAGCCTACAAAGCCTTCCTCGCTGCAAAGGCATATCAGTCCTATGTCATTCAGCGCCGTGCATCCAAGAACATCACCGCAACGCTGAAGGAGTCCCGCCCCATGTTGGAAATCACCCCACAGGACTTGGATGCCAACCCGTATTTGCTTTGTACCCCAGATGCCACCTATGACCTCCGCCTTGGTATGGCAGGTGCAAGAGAGCATTCGCCGGATGACTTCATTACCAAGACAACCACCGTTTCTCCCGGCGACCGTGGCAAACAGATCTGGCTCGACTGCCTGAACACCATTTTCTGCGGTGACCAGGAACTCATCGACTATGTGCAGATGATCTGTGGTCTCGCTGCCGTTGGCAAGGTCGAGGTCGAAGCCCTTATCATCGCATATGGTTGCGGTCGCAATGGTAAGTCCACCTTCTGGAACTCCGTGTCCCGTGTCCTGGGTCTTTACAGCGGCAATATCTCCGCCGACACGCTGACCTTCGGATGCCGCCGCAATGTGAAGCCGGAGATGGCCGAGGTCAAGGGCAAGCGTCTGCTCATTGCCGCCGAGATGCAGGAAGGCGCTCGGCTGAACGATTCTACCGTAAAGCAGCTCTGCTCCGTGGATGACATTTTTGCGGAAAAGAAGTACAAGGACCCCTTCAGCTTCTCTCCGAGCCACAGCCTGGTGCTGTATACCAACCATCTTCCCAGAGTCAGTGCTTCCGATGACGGTACCTGGCGCCGCCTTATCGTTATCCCGTTCAATGCCAAGATTGAGGGCAAAAGCGACATCAAAAATTACGGTGACTACCTGTATCAGAACGCTGCCGAGAGCATTCTTGCCTGGATTATCGAGGGTGCCAAGAAGGTCATTGACCTGGGCTACAAATTTCCCGTTCCCGCTATCGTGCAGAAAGCCATTGATGACTATCGCAGCCAGAACGACTGGTTCGGTAACTTCCTGGCTGAAAAGTGCGAGGTTGGTGACGGTCTGAAGGAAAGTTCCAGTACCCTTTACCAGGCATACCGCAACTACTGCCTTGATTGCAATGAGTATGTGCGTAACACCGCAGATTTCTACCTTGCCTTGGAGAATGCGGGTTTTGAGCGTTTGGTGCTGAACCGCAAGCGTTATTTTAAGGGTCTGAAGCTGAAAACGGATGACGGTGACTTTGAGGATTTTCTGAATTAACTGGGACTATGACAAGGTGTATCAAGGTCTATTACAAAAAGTCTCTTAAGAGAAAATTTCAAGAAAAAACCATAAGAAAGAGTTTAGTAAATGACATTGATACACCTTGCACATAGCCAGAAAAACGAATGGAGAAAGCATTATGAGAGAAAAAGCAATCGAGCAAAAATTAACGCTGATGGTAAAAAAGCAGGGCGGCATCTGTCCGAAGTTCGTTTCTCCTGGATTTGATGGGATGCCGGACAGAATCGTTCTTTTGCCCGGTGGCTGTATGGCTTTTGTGGAAGTAAAGGCCCCAGGGAAAAAACCACGGGCATTGCAGACCTCCCGCCACGCACTTTTGCGAAGGTTGGGGTTCAGGGTCTACATCCTGGATAACGAAGAGCAGATCGGAGGGATTCTTGATGAGATACGCACCGCATGACTACCAGGCTTATGCCATCGACTACATCGAGACCCATCCCATCGCTACCGTCTTTCTGGACATGGGGCTTGGCAAAACGAGCATCACCCTCACGGCTATCAGCAACCTTCTGTTTGACAGCTTTGAGGTTCATCGGGTTCTGGTGATTGCACCGCTGCGTGTGGCACGGGATACATGGACGGCTGAAGTTAATAAGTGGGATCACCTCCAGAACCTCATCTGCTCCGTAGCTGTCGGCACAGAGGCAGAACGCAAAGCTGCCCTCTTGCGACCGGCTGATATTTACATCATCAACCGAGAAAATGTCCAGTGGCTTGTTGAGGAAAGCGGCATCCCGTTCACCTTCGATATGATCGTGATTGACGAACTGTCCTCCTTCAAGAACCACAACACAAAGCGGTTCAAGTCGATGCTGAAAGTCAGACCCAAGGTCAACCGCATTGTTGGACTGACCGGCACTCCCGCTTCCAACGGACTGATGGATCTGTGGGCAGAGTTCCGCATCCTGGACATGGGTCAACGGTTGGGGCGTTTCATCACCAAGTATCGCACCGACTACTTTATGCCGGATAAGCGGAACGGCCAGATCATCTACTCCTACAAGCCTCTGCCGTATGCGGAGGATGCCATCTACAGACAGATTTCAGATATCACCATTTCTATGAAATCCACTGACCACCTGCAGATGCCGGAACTGGTAAACAGCGAATACACGGTTCAACTTTCCGATGAGGAGCGGGAGCATTACGATGAACTGAAACAGGAACTGGTGCTGACTCTGGAGGATGGTGAAATCACAGCCGCCAACGCAGCGTCCCTCTCCGGCAAGCTGTCGCAGATGGCAAACGGTGCGATTTATGATGATAACGGTGAGGTTATCCAAATCCATGACCGCAAGTTGGATGCTTTGGAGGATATCATCGAAGCAGCAAACGGCAAGCCTATTCTGGTGGCCTACTGGTTCAAGCATGACCTTGCCCGCATATCCGAACGGCTGAAAAAACTGCATATCCCGTTTTCCCGACTGGATGACTCCGACAGTATCCGCAGATGGAATAGCGGTGAAATCCCGGTGGCGCTGATCCACCCGGCATCCGCAGGACACGGTCTGAACCTCCAATCCGGCGGTTCCACGCTTGTGTGGTTTGGGCTGACTTGGAGTTTGGAACTGTATCAGCAGACGGTAGCCCGTCTGTGGCGACAGGGTCAGACTTCTGAAACCGTGGTGGTTCAGCACATCGTTACAAAGGGCACCATTGACAACCGCATCATGAAAGCCCTCTCCCAGAAGGAGCATACCCAGACGGCGCTGATTGATGCCGTAAAAGCGGACTTGAAAATCTGAGACAACCTATGAAAATCCGTGCCAATCCGAGGATTACAACATTTCGGAGGTACGAATATGAATATTATCTGGCACTATCTGGACAAACGCGGCGCTGCCATCAATGCTTTGAAGGATTACGGCAGTATGCAGTACATCATCGACCACACCGATGAGGAAATCGACACCGTCCATGACAGAATGTCCTCTGTGGGCAGTCCCGTCCTCTCGGATATACCGAAAGGTCCCCATAATCCGCAGGCAAACGAAAACCGCATCATCGCAGCCATTGATGAAATCGATGTGCTGAAGGAGCGGTACAGACAGGCTGTTGAGTACATGGACTGGTTCAAACCGGCGTGGATGGCACTGTCCGAGGATGAACGCTATGTCCTGCAGACCTTCTACTGGAATGAGGACGAGCGTCAGACCGATGCCGTCTATGACATCTGCGACCATTTCAACATTGAGCGTTCTTCGGCATACAACAAAAAGAACCGTGCGGTTCAGCATCTGGCCTTGCTTCTGTATGGCAAGTGATGAGTAATATCGTGGACGCTTTTTCCGTTACGGCGTTGTATAATAGTATCATGAAAGACTGCACAGAGAGCCTCATGGGAGCAATCCCGTGGGGCTTTTTGTATGCCCCAAGGAGGTGAAACGATGCCGAAGAAACCGAAGCGTCCGTGTTCTTACCCCGGCTGTCCCAAGCTAACTGACAGCAGGTTCTGTGAGGAACACGCAAAGGCTGAAGCCAAACGCTACGAGAAGTACGACAGAGACCCTGCTGTACGCCGTAGATACGGACGGGCTTGGAAGCGTATCCGTGACAGCTATGTGCAGCAGCATCCTTTGTGTGAGGTGTGCCAGAAGGAAGGCAGACTGGTTGCGACTGAGGAAGTCCACCACAAAGTGCCTTTGTCCGAGGGCGGCACTCACGCAAGAGATAATTTGATTGCCCTTTGCAAGTCCTGCCACGCCCGAATCCATGCCGAGCGTGGTGATCGTTGGCACAATTCGTGACCCGGTAGGGGCGGTCAAATCTCTGGGACCTTTATCCCGTGCAACGGGCCTGGGGGTCCGTGTGGAAAATCGCATAAGTTTTCGGGGGAATAGACTCCGGCATGAAGGAGGTGTGAAAATATGGGTCAGAGAGGACCTAAACCCGGCTCCGGTGGCAGACCGAAAAAGCCGATTGCGGACAAGATTGCGGACGGCAACCCTGGCAAGCGACCGCTGACTGTAATTGATTTCAAAGACAGCGCGGCTGATCTGGATGGGCAGCCAATGCCCAAGCCCTCCGAGTTCCTTTCCGCAAAACAGAAAGACGGCTCTACGCTCTGTGCTGCCGAGATTTATGAAAATGTATGGAAATGGCTGTCCGACCGTGGGTGTGCCGCCATCATTTCTCCGCAGCTCATTGAACGCTTTGCTATGGCAAGCGCCAGATGGATTCAGTGCGAGTCCCTCACCAGTGAGTTGGGCTTTCTGGCAAAGCACCCCACCACGGGTGCGGCGATCCAGTCACCCTATGTGGCTATCGCAAACACATACATGACCCAGGCAAACCGCCTGTGGTCGGAAATTTACCAGATCGTCCGTGAGAACTGCACCGGCGAATATAACGGTGCAAATCCCCAG